TTGATGTCTTGCAAAGCGCAGTAATTAACAAGGCAGACCATGACATCACCAACAGAATCAACAATAGCCTCCTTGTCATTTTTAATGGTCGCATCTGCTAGTTCTCCCATTTCTGATACTGCTTTGAGTAGCTGAGTTTCTGGATTGCTGTTAGGGATAATTCTGCGAGCCTCGGCCCATTGAATTATTTTCATCTCTACGTTTGCATAGCTCATAATTTTCCTCCGTCTATTCTGTTTTGTTTTAGATTGATTGCTGTTATTTTCTTTAACCAACAGGACTGACATATCCACTTTTGACCATTTTCAATGCCGCCCTCTGGTGGTTTATCTGTATCGCATTTGGTACAGAATTTAAACTTATGGGTTGAGAAAGTCGAACCCATATCGATTGATGGCATCATTTTGCTTCCCCCTTAATGCCGTGTGCGGCTTCGATGGCTCGGGCAATGTCAATGCGATGCTGATCCCAAGGGACTGTGTAGTCAACACTGCGCCACGCCTTGTCAATTTCCTCATCCGTCAGCGGCTTGCGCTGTGGTGCATTAGCTTTTCCGTATGCTTCACCAAATCCGTAGCCGTTGTGATAGCCAAGCCGATACATTCCGTTTTCTGTCAAAGGCTCATCCTTCGCTTCTAGTGCGGCTTTAATGGCGTCTCTGGTTTCAATTGGGCGCAAGATTGCTCCGTGTTCACAGAACATTTCCATCGCCTCCAATGCAATGCGTAATGCTTCGTCTTTGGTCATGTCATTCCTAACTTCTTTAAAGCAGCCTGTAACCCTGCCAAACCACCTACTCTTTGGTCACCAATGAATATCTGTGGCATTTGTCTAGCTTCTGGATAGTTCGCAACAAAGTTAGCAAACCTGTTACCAGTCTCAATGTCTATCTCTTTGTATTCAATATTCAAAGACTGAAGTAAATTCTTAGCTGTCACACAATTAGGACAACCAGATTTACTGTAGATAGTGACGTTCATGCTGTTCTAGCCCTTATCAAAGTTGCACACGTTTTTGCTGCTTGTTCTGCAATAGGAGTCATATCCTTAGATAAGTCATCGCATAACTTTGCACACATCTCTCTTTCTAACTTAACAACCTTAGCAATCAATTCTTTTGAGCGTTCAGCAAATTCTTCTGGACTCATCTCACCTTTAGGAACTCGTTGAATTGACATATTAGTTATTTCAGCCTCACCATTACGGATAAGGTCTACCCATTTGTTAAATGCTTCAAGTGAATATGCTAACTTGTCACGCATTTGTTGTTCATCAGTCATTTGACTCTCCGAAACTCTTGTCTTTCAGGAGGAGGAGGTGTCATCTTCTCACTTGGAGGAGTCCATCCATACTTTCTCCAAACAGCTTGGACATCCGATCCTGATGACCATTTGAAATCTTTGTTTGCTACCGATGGATAGCTAATCTTTGAATATGGTGGTTTTTCAATCATGCTGTCCACTCCCTTTCTGAACGACCTGAATCTGATTTGACTGTCTTACCAGTTAACTTGATAAGCCCAATCTTTTGCATTTCATTTAAGCGCCTGGCAACCTGATTTGAGTCTAGGTTTGTCATGGCTGAGATTCCATCTTTACCGAGTGGCCCATAAGTCTGTAGGCACTCTAAGATTGTTTGGAAGTGGTGGGAAGCAACAGGCTTGATTGCTTCTGCTGCCTCATGTGATGTTACAGGGTCTGTTTTCCTTACTCTAGGAAACTCAGGCATCTGAAACATCTTCTCGAAAGCACTTTTAATATCCATTATTAACTCCTATTTATTGGTGGGCTACTAACGTTCGTCCGCTATTTCTAGCCGCTTTCGCCCGTAATTGGTGAAGCCTACTCGCTACGTCTGTGATAGCTAAACGGGAGGGACTTGCACCCCTTACTTTGTCCTCGCACAGCATCCGCTTTCGGCTTCTTAAACTTAGAATGGCATTGAGTCGTCTGAATCGAAGCCAGTCGCTTTAGACCGCTCAGAAGGCTTTGCCATAGGCTCTTTAGGTGATACTGCCAAGCCCATGAATTTACCGCTCTTGCCTTCTTTTACCCATGCTGATAACCAATAGTCTTTGCCATCAACAGTAATATTCCCTTTGTAATGAGGGTGCTTTTCGGTTTCTTTTTTGTCATTGGAAAACAAAACACCACTATTATTTCTCTGTTCCATTACATTTCCTTCGCTTTCTTGATTTGTGAACGCACTTTACTGGGAAGCAAAGTCCATAGAGCAACCTTTTGAGAGTCGTCTAAGCTCTCTGATTCCAACTTAACCCAAGCTGCCTTGGGATCACCTTGTTCGCAACTGGCAATAAGGTCTATCGCCAATTCCTCCAAGTACTTTAATTCCTCAATAGGAATTTCATCTAATGCACCTTTAGTAGGAGTAATCACTACTGCCTTACCATCTTCAGGCAGGTCTTCACCACTATACAAGTACATGCCCAAGCCATGAAGTGCTAGAGCCTTTGTCATACAACGCATGATTGCTGTGTTAACTGCAAAAGCATCAGGTTTAGGGATTGCTTTGTTGCGATAGTCCATCACAGGCAATTGGCAAGTCATAGGTTTGCCAAACATGGTGACTGTAACGAACACCATTGCTGTGCCGTTGATGTCCATAAAGCACTTGCCATCGAACATCTCTACCCTGTAAGTAGCATTAGCATCAGCTTTGAGAGCTTCTGCCCATGCCCAAGCCCATGATAGATAGGATAAGCCATTCTTTTTCTCAACATGGTCGTTGACATTCTTTGCCAACAACTTTGCAATCAGTTCTTTTCTGTCAACCAATAAGCCTGGTTGGTTTGGGTCTTGTGTAAACATATTAACTCCTGTAAGTATCTAACTCTTGTTGAATGATTTTCTTTTGTGTTTCAAGGTTGAAGTACTTGAAATCGATAAAGTCATCGGAACAGCATGACTGGTTTGTTTTTACTGTTAAACAGTATTGGCAGTAGTGAATCCCTGAGAATTCTTCTATGTAAGTTTCAAGCAAGGATTTCATTAGTGGAGCTTGTCAAAAGCCATTTCCCAAAGAACATCACTTGCTAGGATTGTGAGTTTATCTAACTCATCTTCTGTCAGAGGTGTTCCATCTTCATAGCAAGCATAGCTAAAGTATGCGTCTGAGAAATCAGGATAATCCCTACTATCCACTCCATCTACTTCTAGGTCTACGACCTTCTTTCCATTTAATATTGGCATCTGTTCACTCCTGTTAAACGTGGTTTTGTTGTCCACATCGATAATGTGCCACAGCTTTTTAACCTTTTACATAGGTATTTACCCCTAGTGACAAACAAAAAAAACAACATTATTATGTTTGGCATGAACATCGAACAAATGGAACAAACTTGTGCGGAAACCCTACAGGGCTACGCTAATCGCATGGCTAGTGTCTATGTGGATCATCCAGAGGACTTCAAGGCTGCTGTAACGGCTTTGCTTGCCAGGACTCTAGAACTTCACCTAAACAAACCAATTGACCTAGAAAAACTATGACCCAAGAAAGACTCATTAAGGCTTTACAGAATGGCCCACTAACCTCTTCTGAAATAGCAGACTTGACTGGTATGCCAAAGGCTACTGTTTTGTCAACAGCAAAGAAGTTACGCTACAAAGGTGAACTCACTACTGAGATTGTGAAAGTAGGACGCCATAACTTAGCTAAGTACACTTTGGCAGATCACATGATTGAAAAGAGAGTTAAGACCACAGTAGATGAAACAGGTCGCTGCTTACTTAATCCTTTTGACATCAGGAACGCTAAAGGCATCTTTACTAAGGCTGAGTACGCTGTGATGAATGCACAAGCTCGTAGGCTTTTTAAGGGAAACCCTGATTTCACAAAAAATCTTTAATGTTTACAAAGTAGAATAGTTTTGATATTATGGAATCCAGCTAGGTCGGACTAATTACCCGACCGAAAAGAGTTAGCCCTTCTCCTGCTGGCAATTCCTTTTAAGGGTGGTTTAAAAAGCGGACAATATGCACTATTACCAGTTCAACATTGGTGACTATCAAAGTCACACCTCTCATCTTTCTGAGATTGAAGATTTAGTCTACAGGCGCTTGCTTGATTGGTACTACCTTCATGAACTCCCAATTCCACTTGATGAATCTGAAGTTTCTAGACAGATACGAATGCGTTCGCATACCGAAAGCATTGCAATCGTATTGCGAGAGTATTTTGAATACACTGAAAATGGGTGGATTCATAACCGAGCAAACAAAGAAATAGCCAAAGCTGGTGACAAATCAGAGAAGGCTAAAGCTAGCGCAAATGCTAGATGGGGAAAGAAAGATGCGAACGCATTGCCAACGCTATCCGAAAGCAATGCTACACATAACACATTACCCATAACACAAGACACAGAACACAAGACACAAAAGAAAGCAACTATCGTTGCCTGTCCACCAGATGTTGATCAACAAGTTTGGGATGATTGGAAACAACTCAGGAAAGCCAAGAAAGCGCCTGTGACTGAAACTGTTGTGAACAGCGCAAGAAAAGAAGCTGGAAAAGCAGGCATGAGCTTTAGTGATTTCCTAACTGTTTGGTGTGCGAGAGGCTCTCAAGGTTTGCAAGCTGATTGGTTAAAACCTGAAGAGAAAAACCTAAGCAAGACTGGTCAAATGAACCAAAGAGTTATCTCTGGTTTAACAAGAGGCTTAATCGGAGGTAGCAATGTCAAATTACTTGGAAGCTGATTTTTGTACACAAGACGAAGGTCTTGACTACATTTTTGCTCGAATGATGGCGATATTTGGAACACCATTTAATCGTCACTTTGATGGAATAGACCCAGAGTTTGTTAGACAAGAATGGAAAAGCCAATTAGGTCGATTCCTGACATACAGACCAAGCATGGACTTTGCCATTGCCAAACTGGATGGAGAGTTTATTCCGAGTGCCATTAAGTTCCGAAACTTGTGCAACCAAGGGCCAAACATTCCGAACAAAGAGGTTTTGCAGATCGAGAAGCAATCTACCGAGGTAGATAAACAAGCAGCATTGTTGGCCAAAGAGAAGGCTAAAAAGTGGCTTGAGAAACACAAGTGGAGGAAAAATGAAAGTTCTTCCAATTAACAATTTCGAGGTAGAACCTTGGTTGCTTGAAAAACACTATGCCAAGCGTATGTGTCCAATTTCTCATTCTTTCGGACTTTATGTTGATGAACAATTAGTTGGAATTGTTACATACGGAGTTCCAGCAAGCCCATTTCTTTGCATGGGAGTTTGTGGTGTTGATAACAAAGATAAGGTTTTAGAACTTAATCGTCTTTGTTTAAATGATGGCGTAAAAAATGGTGCATCTTTTCTGGTGAGTAAGAGTTTACAAATGTTGCCAAAACCGACAATAGTTGTTTCATACGCAGATACAGCGATGGGTCATGTTGGATACATCTACCAGGCAAGTAACTTTCTGTTCACTGGTACGACAAAAGAACGTACCGATATGGCTGGTGAGGATGGTAAACATAGCCGACACAGTTTTGGTAATTCTGAAATAAGAATTAACAGAAGCGCCAAGCATCGATATGTTTATTTTGTTGGTAGCAAATCACAAAAGAATAGTTTGCTAAAACAATTGAACTATGAGGTTTTACCTTATCCAAAAGGCGATACGCAACGCTATGACGCTGGAACAACTGTAAAAACCCAACAACTTTTATTTGTATGAATTATTTTGAAGCAATGAGACTACTGGACAAGGTGCGTGAAGGCGTACCTTATCCACTACACCTGATAAACAAAGCCTTAGAGCTTACTGGCGACTTATGTATTCCAGAAGAAATGTAGAAGGCCCAAGCGATAGAAAAATCCTCGAGATGGCAGAGGCTCGTGAACTCTATCGCAATTGGGAATGGTCAAAGAATCGTGATTTGATTCGAGCCAGATTGGAACGAGCAGAGCGAATCTATGGCATTGGCGCTAGAGATCGCATAAGAGCTTTTATGAAACAAATGCAAGATGGGACACTTGAATGACAATGATGATAACTTTTAAAGTAGATGGCGACCCTGTTGGAAAACAAAGAGCAAGGTATGCCAAACGTGGGAACTTTGTCCAAACTTACACCCCTGACAAAACCCGCAACTATGAGGCTTCAATCAAAGAAGCGGCTATACAGGCAATGGGAAGCTCAGAATGTTTGGAAACCCCTGTAAACCTGTATTTGTACATCAGAGCGCCAATCCCTAAGTCATTGCCTAAAAAGCGCCTAGAAGCCATTTCTAATGGTTCAGAGAAGCCGATTAAAAAGCCAGATGCTTCCAATGTGCTGAAAAGTGTAGAAGATGCAATGAATGGAGTGGTTTACAAAGATGATTCTCAAATTGTGAATATCCACGTTACCAAGGTTTACAGCTCCCAATCTGGAATCGATGTGTGTGTTAAGGAGTGTTTGGAATGAGCAACCCATTTAAGATTTCAGTACCGACTTGCATTAGTTTTTCTGGTGGCAGAACTTCTGCTTATATGCTTTACCGAGTCCTACAGGCTCACCAGATGAGCCTACCAAGTGATGCAAAAGTAATATTTGCAAATACTGGCAAGGAAGAAGAAGCTACTTTAAAGTTTGTCAATGCTTGCTCTGAAAAATGGAATGTTCCAATTATTTGGCTTGAATATGTAGAAGTTGATGGTGAACATTCTTTTAAACAAGTTGATTACCAAACAGCCAGCAGAAATGGCGAACCTTTTGAGCAAATCATTAAACATTTTGACAATGCATTACCAAATGGTAGAGCCAGATATTGTTCCGCTAATCTAAAAACTAGAACTTTTCACAGATATTTAAAGTCTATTGGCTGGAAAGAATGGGAATCTTTTATTGGGATTCGTGCCGATGAGCCTAAACGAGTAGTTAAATTTAGGGCAAATCCTAATCCAGAAGGTAGCTATGAGACTGTATTTTTGCCGTTAGCACAAGACAATATTTCATCTAAAGATGTAAGCAATTTCTAGAAACAACAAGATTTCGATTTAGGCCTGCCAAATATCAATGGCAAAACAATGCATGGGAATTGTGATTTGTGTATGTTGAAGCCAAAAGCTCAGATTCTTAGCCTTATTCAAGAAAAGCCAGAGAGAGCATTGTGGTGGATAAAACAAGAGGAAGAATCTTTTGAAAGATGTCCTGGTGATGGGAAATTCTTTGCCATTGATAGACCAACTTATGCACAAATGTACAAATACGCTGCTGAACAAACGGATATGTTTGATCAAAACGAAGAAGCAATTTCATGTTTTTGTGGTGACTAAGGGTAAATCCCTATTCAACAAATATCAAAACATAGATAAAGTTTAATTTTTAACAGGAGTGAATCATGAGTACATGGGAATTTGACACAACCACAGGTGCAGGCAGCGAAATTGTTACTGTCGTTTATGAGTATGAAAACGATGGAGAAACAACCTATAACGAGTCAATCAAAGAGATTTGGTTCAATGGGCGTGATGTCATTGGGTTGTTGTCTGATGAGCAGTTCAAAGAATTAGAGATCGAAGCCGCCATGCGCTTTCAACATCACAAACTGAACTACAAGCAAGAATCGGTATGAGGAAGCAAGTCAAACGCAAGGTATGGGCGTTGCTTAATCCAATTAAGCATTCAATCGAGGGCGCTTGCATTACCGACAGAGAAAAGCTAGACAAACTTAGGATGATGGAATACTCAGCCCTTGAATCAATAACCAAAGGTAATGGAACTATCCACGATTGGAGAACCCTAGTCGATGTTTTAAACCTATCCGAAACAATGGCGAGAAACAATATCGGAAAAGATGAAGTACTTCCTGTATGCCAAAAGGCTCAAGAAGCCCTCCATGAGGCCGCAGAACGCTACCAAAAGACTTTAAGCATGGGTTTATCAGGACAGGGGATTCAAGCGGTTAGAGAGCTAATCGAGTATGCAGACCTTCAGCAAGCAAGCATTCCAAGGGCTGATTTTGAAAAGTACATTCAAAAGACCAAGGATTACATCAGATCAAACGGCAACCTAGTGGTGGAAATAACATGACCAAAGACGAAATTTATAAGATGGCACAAAAGGCTAGGTTTTATGTCGAAAGAAATGAAGTTTATAGCCCATCCAATCAAGCAGATCACGAGTTAACCGAATACTTAGAACGCTTTGCTATCTTAGTTGCTAAACAACAGAGAGAAGAGGATGCAAAACTGGTCGAAGGCATGACCCTAGAGTGGCTCGATCAACCAGAATTTGCCCAAGTAGAAAGAACAACAATTCAAGATTGCGCCAAAATTATCAGACAAAGGGTTGTTACCTATGATTGAACAAAAGAAAGACGCACCAGGCAACCCGCCTTATTGGGTATGCACTAACTGCAAATGGGCTTTTCAGGCTTTACAAGAGGCCAACGAGCACGGCAGGCGATGCGGTAGAGATGAACCAGCCCCAACATACCGCCACTATGAAGGGTTTATCAAATGAACGAACCTACTCGTGCGATACAGTACATCATAGACACAGCGCCACTTTATGCCAAAGCCAAGGCCGACCGCATGTTTTTAGACGAATATCGTCGCAGTAAACACGCACAACTGAAAAGCCTTGCAGGGACTGAAGTACTGGGAAAACAGGACACGTTTGCTTATGCTCACCCAGAATACATAGAGATTTTGGAAGGCATAAGACAAGCCGTAGAGCTTGAGGAGCGTTACCGATGGCTGATGACGGCTGCACAAGCTAAGGTGGAATGCTGGAGAACCGCGCAATTCTCGGCACGCATTGAACAAAAAGCCACGCAATGAACAACAAACTAAACACAAGGGAACGGCTACACCTTGCAAGGGTCAAAACCTTGTCATGCTCAGTATGCAATGCACCTGGCCCAAGTGAAGCGCATCACTTTAAACAAGGGTTACAGTACACTTGCATTGCCCTCTGTGTTGACTGCCATAGGAACGGTTTTCTAGGTATCCATGGGCAGAAAAGAAACTGGGCCATCCATAAAATGGATGAAATAGACGCATTGAATGAAACAATCCGCAAATTGTGTGAGGAAACCACGATTAAACGCGATATAAGCCTGTTTTAAGCGTTTTTTACGCTTGGATGATGTAACACTAGGGAATTAAAAATAATCGCTCTAATCGATGATTTTAGACAAAAGAAAACCCGCACAATGGCGGGTCAAGGGTTAGCGTTTTGTAAGTATTCGTAAGATTAGAGCAAGGGTTGCATAAACCATGTTAAACCTTGGAAGAATCAAAACAGAATGAAAAGCCTTTCCCGTCCGCGCTGTCGCCATAGCGCATAGCTTCTAAATTCCAGTCTAAATTGTGCTTTTTGATTAACGCTTTAACCGCCTCAAAATGTACATTTACACCATCTAAGGCATGGTTATATGGGACTGAGACCGTGAAGCCTTTATGAGTACCCCATGAGGCCGTGTAAGCCTTAATACGCGAGCCGCGAGTGTCAGTAGGGCCGAGATATTTTGTGTGAATTGCTATCATTTTTAACGCCTTTTAAGTTAAACCCCGCGAATTGCAGGCCACAAAACCCCTAAAAAGAGGCTTTGCAGTCTGAAATTAGGCGGTTTCTGGTGTTTCTACTGGTTTAGTAGAAGGGATGTAGCACCATGCAGGCACTTTAGCGGGTGAATCTTGTCGCATGGGCATGACTACACCCACAAAATCATCTGTCAATGAAAAGCTGACAATGGCACAATTATTCCCGCGTTGAAGGATAGAAGGCGCTTGACGTTTGCCAAACAAGTCTTCAGATACATCTACAAAACGGGATAAAAGGTCGATGTTGTAGTGACCAGGTGCGTTGTCTTCTGACTTAAAAACAAGAGGCAAAACGCGGTCAGTATCTGGAAAACGCCCGTCACATGCTGAAAAACAGGTTGTAGATTGATTATCGATGCACTCTACTGACAAGCCGTTGACCTCAAAATGTAGCCATTCCTCACCTTGTTTTTTAGTGCCCTTGAGCTTAGAAAGTGCCTCAGTAGGCAAAATGACGCTTTCTTTTGTGTCTGATCTAATGCCGTCAGTCAATAAACGGCCCATTAAATGCCCGTCAGTAGCTTCTAAGTATGTACCGCGATTGTCACGAACAACGTTAACGCCTTGCAAATAGTAGCGAATATCTTTTTTTGCTGCCAAGTGAAGCATTGCACGGATAGACTTGCGTTGAATTGAGAATTTCATATGAACACCTATGGATTGAAATGATGCAACATTGCATCGAATAAGCCCAGCCCGTGAGCTTACCCGCTGGAATGTTACTTAACCAAAACGTCAAAGTATGCCAGCATAAGAGACAAGGCCACGCAAAAAAACACAATGCCGCCTATTGTTTCGAGAATGATAGTTTTCATACGTTGACCGCCTTTGCAAAGTTTGGTTTTTCACCATTGTAGGAAGAGACGCGGAAAGAGTGAAAGCCCGCATTTGTGGCCAACTCTTTTACCTTTTCAATTTCCGCCATTGTTCTAGCGCCACTAAGAAGCAAGGTTTCCATGTAATCACGGGTTTCGCCTTGTTCTAAGCCGTAGAGTAAGAGTTCTTGCATGATATTAACGCCTATTTGTTGCACTTTCCGATTGAAAGTAGGATAAGAATAGTACCAAAAAAATAAAAAACTATTAGGACAAACCCTAATAAAGTACAATTTATTTAAATTATTTATCAGACAAATGGAAAACATGGCGAGACCTTCAAACCCTGAAACCCGATACTTTCAGAGAACATTGTCAAACCCTCAGAGGATGATCTTACTTTCAGCGGGTGAAGGCGATCTATCTAGAGGTTTTGAGACAGTCTTAGCCCTTTATCAGTATGCGCACAATGAAGGTTTCAGACCTGATATGGAAATGAGTTCTTTAAGAATAGAATCCGCGAATAAAGAATCAGCCCTTAGTAGATGATCTTATAAGGGATAGTGTAAGGATAGACAGAGGGAACGATAAGGTAAGACTGATAAACAGAAATGAAAAGGTAACCCTGAAAAGGTGCATCTGCCTCTTTCACACTTGCAAATAAGAATCATTCTCAGCAATAAATATTATGTTAAGTGTTGTAGAAATGTCACAAGGGTTTTTGCTAGGTGTTGGTGAGTGATAGGGGGGGGAGGGGGTAGGTGGGAGTAGTAGATATTTGTGGTACACCCCATCCCCAGAAAAAGCTAAAACCATCCAAGGAGGACAAATGGAAACGCAATTAAAACGAGGAAGAGGAAGACCTAAAGGGTCTGTGAAGATGACGATACAGAGGTTTGCTGATAACCCGCCTGCTGTATTGCCTAAGACAGACCACCAGAGGCTCAAGGAGCTTAAGGAGTTGATGATTAGGAGTGGAGGTAAGGATGTTGCTCAGAAGGTCATAGAGATAGCCCTGAATGATGACCACCCACATCAATTGGTTGCTTTGAAGATGTGCTTAGACAGGACTCTACCTGTTTCTATGTTTGAGAAGGATAAGAGCCAGAGGTCTGCTGTGACGATTAATATTACAGGACTTGGTGAGCCTACTGTGATAGATACTCAAGCTGAAGATATTACTGATGTTTAAATAATGTGTAGTTGTATTCTTGCTTAAACAAGAGTATAATTGCACTATGAAAAAATGTACTTACTGCAAAGTTGAAAAACCTTTAGATGCTTTTTACAAAATTAGTAATGGCACTAAAGGAGTTAGACCAAGATGCAAAGAATGTATGGCGTTGCTTGAAAGACAAAAATATTCTTCCGATGAAGAGTTCAAGAACCGCAAACTTAATTTGCAATCCATCAAAATTCGTGAAGACGCAGAATTTAGAGCAAGACATTACGCTTCATGCCGTTCAGGTCATTTGAGGCGTAGTTATGGTTTAACACAAGAAGACTTTGAACAAATGCTTGAGTCACAGAATGGTGGTTGCGCTATATGTGGTACTAAGCAAGAATATGGTAATCAAAAAACAAGGATGGTTGTTGACCATTGCCATACAACAAATAAGGTTCGCGGGATACTTTGCGACTTATGCAATACTGCTCTTGGAAAATTCCACGACAATGTAACCTTACTAAGTAATGCTATTGCCTACCTAAACAAAGGAAAAAATGGCTGATTTAAATTTCTCTTTACTGCCGTGGCAACAGGAAGTATTTGCTGACAAAACGAGGTTCAAAATCGTTGCGGCTGGAAGGCGTTGTGGTAAATCAAGACTATGTGCCATCACATTGATTATTGAGGCTCTAAGATGCCCTCAAGGGTCTGCTGTATTGTATGTATCGCCAACAATGGGGCAGAGTCGGCAAATTATTTGGGATTTGTTGCTTGATTTAGGTAGAGATGTTATTCAGGCAAGCCATGTTAATAATCTTGATATAACGATGATTAACGGGGCAAAAATCTACGTCAGAGGTGCAGATCGTCCCGATACTTTGCGAGGTGTATCTCTAACTTATGCTGTGTTAGACGAAGTTGCTGACATTAAACCAGAGGCATGGGAGCAAGTTATACGAGCATCATTGTCTGACAGAAGAGGGCGAGCGCTATTTCTGGGAACTCCAAAAGGTCGTAATTGGTTTCACGACTTATACAAACTTGGAGAAGAAGGTAATGACCAAGATTGGAAATCGTGGCATTTTACAACTGCTGACAATCCACTAATTGATCCTTCGGAAATAGAGTCTGCAAAAAAAACGCTTTCCTCTTTTGCTTTTAAGCAAGAGTTTATGGCATCTTTCACCAATGCTGGTTCAGATATCTTTAAAGAAGAATGGATAAAGTATGGTGTAGAGCCGAACTATGGAAGCTATTACATCGCTGTTGACCTTGCGGGATTCGAAGAGGTTGCCAAACAAGCCGCTAACTCTAAGAAGCGTCTGGACGAGTCTGCTATCTCTATCGTGAAGGTTACGGACGATGGGAAGTGGTTTGTTCAGAAGATTGAACACGGAAGATGGGACATTCGAGAGACTGCAGCTAAGATTCTGATGGCTATTCGGGACTATAGACCTTTAGCTGTGGGTATAGAGAGGGGGGCGCTAAAGAACGCTGTTTTGCCCTATCTGAGTGACCTTATGCGAAAAAACAACACCTTTGCGCATATTGTGGATTTGACGCATGGGAATAGAAAAAAAGCTGACAGGATAATCTGGGCTTTACAAGGTAGGTTCGAGCATGGCAGAATTGTGTTAAATTCTGAGGAAGATTGGGATGAGTTCGTAGACCAGTTAATTCTGTTCCCTGCTCAAGGTGTTCACGATGACTTGCCTGACTCCCTTAGTTACATTGACCAACTAGCTGTTACATCTTACATGGAAGAAGATGACAATGAGGATTGGCAACCGATAGATATTATCTCAGGGGTATAAGATGGAATTCCAAGAACCTAGCGATTCAGACAAAGAACTAACCGCCTTTGTTGTTAACCATTGTGATCGCTGGCGTGATTACCGAGACACCAACTACCTAGAAGAATGGCTTGAGTATGAGCGTATCTTCAATGGTGAATGGGCTGTTGAGGATAAAACTCGTGATTCCGAGCGTTCAAGAATCGTTACTCCCGCTACCCAACAAGCCGTAGAAACCCGCCATGCCGAAATCATGGAGGCTATCTTTGGTCAAGGTGAGTTCTTTGACATTCAAGACGATATTCGTGATGTCAACAACAATCCATTAGATGTTGCTGCTATCAAGGCTCAACTAATGGAAGACTTCAAGGTTGATAAGATTCGTAAATCTATTGACCAAATTGAGTTGTTGGCAGAACTCTATGGTACTGGTATCGGTGAGATTGTTGTCAAAACAGAGAAAATCTTTGTTCCCGCTACTCAAGCAATCCCTGGTCAAATGGGACAAGCGGCTATTGGTGTTGTCGAAAAAGACCGCATTGCCGTAAAGATTGTTCCTGTTAACCCTAGAAACTTCTTGTTCGACCCTAACGGCACATCGATTGATGACTGTATGGGTGTGGCTGTAGAGAAGTATGTTTCTATCCACAAAGTCGTTAAAGGTCAGGAAGATGGTATCTATCGCAAGGTACAAATTGGTACTGATTCGATGGATACAGACTTAGAGCCTACTCAAGAGATTACACAGTACGAAGACGACAAAGTTAAGTTGTTGACATACTATGGTTTAGTTCCTAGGGAATACCTTGAGCAACTTGAAAACGAAGATGGCGAAGTAGAAGACTTGTTCCCTGAAGACTCTGTTCAGGACGAGTATTCCGATCTGGTTGAGGCAATTGTTGTGATTGCCAATGATGGTGTTCTTCTGAAGGCAGAAAAGAACCCATACATGATGAAAGACCGCCCAATCCTTGCGTATCAGGACGACACAGTTCCTAATCGCTTGTTGGGTCGTGGTACTGTAGAGAAGGCTTACAACTCACAGAAGGCTATTGATGCCCAAGTGCGTAGCCACTTAGACTCTTTGGCGCTGACTACAAGCCCAATGATGGCTATGGATGCTACTCGCTTGCCTCGTGGTGCTAAGTTTGAAGTTAAACCAGGCAAAGCTATCCTGACAAACGGCAATCCTAATGAGATTTTGTTCCCATTCAAGTTTGGCAATACTGATGGCTCTAACCTGACGACTGCTAAAGAGTTTGAGCGTATGCTTTTACAAGCTACTGGTACGCTAGATTCTCAGGGAATGGTGTCTGCTGTATCTCGTGATGCAGGTCAAGGTGGTATTTCGATGGCTGTTGCCTCGATTATCAAGAAATACAAGCGTACATTGGTGAACTTCCAAGAGGATTTCATGATCCCCTTCATCACCAAAGCAACATACCGCTATATGCAGTTCGACCCAGAGCGTTATCCTACTGTGGACATGAAGTTTATTCCGACTGCCGCATTGGGAATCATTGCTCGTGAGCATGAACAACAGCAGTTTATTGCGCTTTTGCAGACCCTTGGCCCAAATACTCCTGTTTTGCCAGTCATTCTCAAAGGAATCATGGCAAATTCCTCTCTGTCAAACCGATTTGAGTTGATTGAGATGCTCGACAAGATGTCACAAGGCGATCCACAAGCCCAACAAGCTCAAGCAATGCAACAACAGTTGGCTATGCAGTTGGCTCAGGCTCAGATTGCTGTCCAAACGACTCAAGCAAAACAGAACGAAGCTGAGGCTCAGAAGCTGTTAACAGAGGCTCAGTTGATGCCTATTGAGTTGCAAGCTAAGAGCATGGCTGCTACTACTAAGAATCTGCCAAACGAAGATGCTTTGGCTTCTAAAGAGTTTGATAAACGAGTCAAGATTGCTGAATTGATGCTCAAAGAAGCGGATATTCAAAACAAGGCTAAGATTGTTGAAAAACAGATGACTAAACAATGACCCCTGAACTGCAACGTTACTATGAGGATAGGTTCACCACTATGTCCACTCAAGGTTGGGTGGATTTAATGGAGGATATTGACAAGATGATTGAACCTTTGAATAATATTTCAACAATTGCAGATGAAAAGACTCTACAATTTCGTAAAGGTGAGTTATCAATACTTATTTGGCTGAAAAACTTGAAACAAGTCAGCGAGCGAGCATTTGAGGACTTAAATGAAAAGAATGTATGAATTCGCCTGTGTAAATGGGCATAAAACAGAGAGATTTGTTGATTATGAGGCAACAATTCTCAAATGTGAGTGCGGTGAGGAAACTCATCGTGTTCTATCCGCGCCAGCATTTCGACTAGAAGGTTGGTCTGGCTCTTTCCCAACGGCTTATAGCAAGTTTGGCAAGAGTCATACTGACAAGTTGAAGGCTGAACGCAAAGCCAACTCATAAGCAATTATGCCGAGTTGAATCTCCTACAACCGAAAGCGGCAGGAAAAGGAAATTAGTATGTTGATTGACGATGACAAAGAAGTGTTTAGTGAGTTAGAAATTGAAGAGCAGAAGATCGCTCAAAAGGCTGAACTTCCTGAGAAATACAGGGACAAAAGTTTAGACGAGATTGTGAAGATGCACCAAGAAGCTGAGAAGCTCATTGGAAAGCAAGCACAAGAAGTGGGTGAAGTCCGTAAGCTCGCAGATGAACTCCTAAAACAGAACCTTAGTTCAAGACAGCAACAAACAAAAACGGAAGAGCCTGAAGTAGATTTCTTTGAGAATCCACAGAAGGCAGTTCAACGGACAGTTGATAGTCACCCTGACATCATTGCGGCACGACAAGTGACGTTAGAGATGAAAAAGGCACAGATTCAGCAGAAGTTGGCTCAAGAACATCCCGATTTTGGCGACATCGCTAAAGATCAGGACTTTGCAAACTGGGTGAAGTCTAGCCCTGTGCGTCTAAAGTTGTTTGAGCAAGCAGACTCTGGATATGATTACGACTCAGCTAATGAACTGCTGTCTACTTACAAGCAACTTCGTAGCGTGAAGACTAAGCAAGCAAGTGATGCTGGAGAAGCCACTCGCAAGCAGAATCTAAAGGCTGTTGGAGTTGATGTTGGTGGTTCTGGAGAATCTTCTAAGAAGGTTTATCGTAGGGCTGACCTTATTCGGCTGAAAATGCAAGACCCTGGTCGTTATGAGATGCTGAGTGACGAGATCATGCAAGCGTACTCAGAAGGCCGAGTTAAGTAACTTTTTTTTAATTTTGGAGATTTAATCATGGCAAATACCGCCTTTTCCCCCACAAATAGTGTAACCACTACATCCGCAGCTAACTTCATTCCAGAGATTTGGAGTGATGAAATTGTTGCCGCCTATAAAAAGAACCTCGTATTGGCCAACTTGGTCAAGAAGATGTCTTTCAAAGGCAAAAAGGGTGACACAGTTAATATTCCTAGCCCTGCTCGTGGTAATGCTTCTGCTAAAGCCGCTACAGATGCAGTTACTCTGATTGCTGAAAGCGACACTAACATTCAAGTGTTGATCAACAAGCACTATGAGTACTCACGTTTGATCGAAGACATCGTCGAAGTTCAAGCTCTGACATCTTTGCGTTCTTTCTACACAGAAGACGCAGGTTATGCCTTGGCTAAGCGCATCGATACAGACTTGGTTCAATTGGGTCGTGCTTTCAATGGCGCTACAGTTGGTACTGACGACTATGCAACAAGCAATACAACCACTAAAGCCTATATCGGCTCTGATGGTACTACTGCTTACAACAGCACATCTTCAAATGCAGCCGCTTTGACAGATGCCGCTATTCGTCGCACTATTCAGCGTTTGGACGACAACGACATTCCTATGGATGGTCGTTTCTTCCTGATTCCTCCTTCAAGCCGCAACACTTTGATGGGTCTGGCTCGTTACACCGAGCAAGCCTTCATTGGTAATGGCGATGCGATCCGCAATGGTGAAATCGGTCAACTGTACGGCATGGCTGTGTTCGCTACATCCAATGCTGATACTGGTGCTGGTTCTTCTGGTACAGACCGCATCTGCTTGATGGGCCACAAAGACTCTATGGTCTTGGTTGAGCAATTGGGTATCCGTTCACAGACTCAGTACAAGCAAGAGTACCTTGGTACATTGTTTACTGCTGACACTCTGTATGGTGTGAAGGCTTTGCGTACAGCCGCATCTAGCTCTGCAGCTAATGCTTCTGGCGCTTACGCTTTGGCAGTTCCTGCTTAATTGTTGCCACTTCTCCCCTGTCTTCGGATGGGGGAGTTTTTTCTTAATTTAGGAGGAATTCATTATGGCAACCGCATCTTCAGTTGTATCACGTCGTGGTAACGACCAGTTCCGTGGCTTGTTTAGCGACACATGGGCTGTAACAGCAACTTTGAACGCAGGTTCTTTGGTTGATGGTGCAGGCGAGACAGACGATGTAACAGTACCAGGCGTAGCCCTTGGCGACATGGTTCTTTGCTCATCTTTGGCAGTTGACTTGGTTGGTTTGACAGTAACAGGTTATGTTTCTGCCGCTAACACAGTTAAGTTCCGCATTCAGAATGAGTCTGGCTCTACTGTTGACTTGGCTTCTGCGACAATGGACATTATTATTGTTCGCATGGTCTAATCTAAAGGGGGCTAATAACCCCCTTTTCTTCGGAGATTCTTATGGCTACCTTTAAGTGCTTACAAAGTGGGCAAACAGTAACTTTCACGCTTCAACATGATATTGATAGCATGAAGGGTCATGCAGGTTATGTCAGAATTGACGAAGAGCAAAAAGAGTCTTTTGAAAAGCCTTTAATATTATCTCAACCACAGCCTGTCAAGAAGATGGGTCGTCCAAGGAAGACCGCAAATGTCTGAGATTGATCCACGAGAATTCGGTAAGTTAGAAGCCCAAGTAGAGGCTCTACAGTCTGAAGTTCATGCTATGCGAGAAGATATTAAAGCCCTTTTGGAGATGGCAAATCGTTCTAAAGGCGGTATGTTTGTTGGTATGGCGATAGCATCTGTACTAGGTGGTATTGTTTCTTTTGTTGCAACCAAGATGATTCGTTAAGGAGAAATCATGTACGGAAAAACCAAGATGACTAGCTCTAAGATGCCTAAAAAAGAGAAAAAGACTGCTCCTTTGGCTATTATGATTGCTGTTGGTAAGCCTCGTGCTATGCCTACTCGTGGTGGTCGTACAGCGACTAACATGATGAAGAAATCAGGTCGTGGCAAATGAAAAAGACCAAAGCAGAGGCAAAAATCTCTAAGGTCATTCGAGAGTATAAAGCAGGTACTCTGCACTCTGGCAAGGGTGGCCCTGTGGTCAAGAAGCCTAAACAGGCGGTTGCCATTGCATTGAGTTCTGTTGGTATGTCTAAGCCAAGGAAAAAGAAATGAAACAGGGTCTCTATGCCAATATCAATGCCAAACGAGAGCGTATCAAGGCGGGCTCTGGCGAAAAGATGCGCAAGGTAGGCTCAAAAGGCGCTCCTACTGCCAAAGACTTCAAACAAGCGGCTAAGACTGCTAAGAAGAAATGAGCAAAACATCTACACATTATTTGCCTAATGGAAAGCCCTACAAAGGCCCTGTCCATAAAGAAGGTGGTGTCTTGATGTCAGGTGCAAAACATACTAGCACCAGTAAAAATCTTACTCATATACCTCCTAAAAAGCCAAAAAAATGAAGACTCCTGCTTGGCAAAGAAAAGAAGGAAAATCTGCTTCTGGGGGCTTGAATGCCAAAGGAAGAGCATCGTATAATGCAGAAACAGGTGGTAATTTAAAAGCACCAGTCAAGTCGGGAGATAACCCTCGTAGGGCATCCTTTTTAGCACGAATGGGCAATATGCCTGGCGCTGAGATGAAAGATGGAAAGCCTACCCGACTTTTACTTTCTCTTAGAGCTTGGGGAGCATCGTCCAAGGAAGACGCTAAAGCTAAGGCTAAAGCGATCTCTAAGAGGAATAAGAAGTGAGACCAGTTTCAGTCGGATCAACGCCAACAGCGGCAACATTGACTACTGTTTATACAGTACCGACTGGCTATTACGCTCTTTTTAACCTAATGTACCTTCACAATACAACAGGCTCGACCAAGACAATTACTGCTCAATGGTACGATGCAAGTGCCTCAACTTCTTACGATATTCTTACAGGCTATAGTATGGGTTCTAAAGAGTATTTGAAGTTTGATGGTGGTGCTTACATTGTGATGGAAGAGGGCGACCAATTCAGAGTAACAACTGAGTCTGGTAGCACATTCTCTGTACTTGGTACATTTGAGCTATATGGAGCGCAACGAACATGACCTACTTAGAACTTGTTAACGATGTGCTAATTCGCTTGCGTGAAAGCACAGTATCTACTGTTGGCGAAACAACATATTCTTCTTTGATTGGCAAGTTTGTCAATGATGCCAAACGTCAGATCGAAGACACATATACTTGGAATTGCCTGTCACAAACAGTAACAATTTCAACTACTGGTGGCACACATTCTTATTCTTTGACTGGTGTTGGTCAAAAGTTCCGTGTGATGGATGCTCTGAATACAACTAGCAATGTTGTGATGGGTGATGTTCCTTTCACGAGCATGAATCGTAAGTTGAACTTTGTAACTCCTGTTCAAGGAATTCCCTCTGAATACTGCTACAACGGAGTAGATTCTAGTGGCGATACAAAGATTGATTTGTACCCAATTCCTGATGGCGCTTACACAATCTTGTTTGATGTGATTGTCCCTCAAGCTAATCTCTCTTCTGACAGCACCACAGTCAAAGTCTTGGACTATTTGGTGACTCAGAGTGCTTATGCTCGTGCTTTGATTGAGCGTGGTGAGGATGGAGGAACTAACTCTTCCGAGGCTTATGCTTTGTTCAGAGGGATGCTTGCTGATGCTATTGCAATGGAAAGCACTCGTTATCCTGAAGACAATTTTGAGGCAGTCTAATGGCAGCGCCACTACAAAGTTACAGTCTTTCAGCACCAGGCTTCTATGGCCTGAATACTGAAGATTCGCCCTTAGATTTAGGGTCTGGCTTTGCTTTAGTTGCTACAAACTGCATCCTTGACCAATATGGTCGTATTGGTGCTAGAAAAGGTTGGACAAAGGTTAATGCCTCTTCTGGAAACCTTGGTTCTAACGATGTTGGTGTTATCCATGAGTTAGTCCAAATTGATGGCACTCTCACAGTACTGTTTGCTGGCAACAATAAGATATTTAAGCTCAATAGCTCAAATGCTGTTGTTGAATTGACCTATGGTGGAGGCGGTACTGCTCCTACCATTAGCGCAAATAACTGGCAATGTGCAACTCTCAATGGTATCGCATATTTCTTCCAAACTGGTCATGATGCTCTGATTTACGACCCCGCTGTAAGTACAACTACTTATCGCAGAGTTTCTGAGAAAACAGGCAGTACAGGTACTGTTCCTCAAGCAAACATCTGTATTTCAGCATTTGGTCGTCTGTGGGTGGCTAATACTGCTACTGACAAGGTAACAGTCACGTTTTCTGACTTAATTGCAGGTCATGTATATTCTGGTGGCACTTCAGGAACATTGGATGTTTCTCGTGTATGGCCTAATGGTGCTGACGAAGTGATGGGCTTGGCTGCTCACAATGACTTCTTGTTTATCTTTGGTAAACGACAGATTCTTGTTTACTCCAATGCTTCTACACCCGCATCTCTTGTTCTAAGCGACACAGTAGGCTCTATTGGATGTATTGCTAGGGATACCATTCAGAGTATTGGCTCTGATGTTGTTTTCTTGTCAGATTCGGGTGTTCGTTCATTGATGAGGACTATCCAAGAGAAGTCTGCTCCTTTGCGGGACATCTCTAAAAATGTTCGTTTTGACCTGAATTCATCTTTAGCAAGCGAAACATTGGCTAATTTGAAGTCTGTTTACTCAGAAAAAGAAGCCTTCTATTTGCTTGTTTTGCCTGCAACATTCCAAGTTTATTGTTTCGATACCAAGCAGAATCTGCAAGATGGCTCGTTCCGTGTCACCAAGTGGGACTCTATTGCTCCAACAGCATTGAAGTCACTTAGAAATGGTGATTTGTACATTGGTAAGAATGGCTACATTGGTAAGTACAACGGCTATTTAGATGACACATCTACTTATCGTTTTGCCTACTATACGAACAATGCTGACTTGGGAAATCCTAACCAGATTTCTATTCTCAAAAATGTGACCGCCATTGTGATTGGTGGATCGAACCAGTACTTAACAATTAAGTGGGGATTTGACTATTCTGGCGCTTACCAAGCCGAGAATATCTACATTCCTACTCAAGTCAGTTATGAATATGGTGTTGCTGAATATAACATTGCTGAATACACAAGTGGTGTTCCTATCAAGACTCTGACCGCCAATGCTTCAGGTGCGGGAAAGATTGTTCAAACTGGTTATGAAACAACTATTAACAATGTTTCATTTTCTCTGCAAAAGATTGAAATTCAAGCCAAAGATGGCAAAATGGGCTAAGAGGTAAATCATGTCAAATTACACCAAAACCACGAACTTTGCATCTAAAGATAATCTGTCGCCTGGCAATCCTCTAAAGATTGTTAAGGGTGCTGAGATTGACACCGAGTTCAACAATATTCAGACTGCTGTTGCCACTAAAACTGACAATGCTTCTGCCAATATTACTGGTGGCTCAATTACTGGCATTACAGATTTGGCTATTGCTGATGGCGGTACAGGAGCTTCTACAGCTACTGCTGCTATCAATAACCTTTTGCCTTCACAGACAAGCAATGCCAACAAGTACCTTCAGACCGATGGAACTAATGTTTCTTGGGATGCAGTTAGTTTGTCTACTTCTGACATTACTGGTACTTTACCTGTTGCAAATGGAGGTACTGGTGTAACTTCATCTACTGGTTCAGGTTCTGTTGTTCTATCAAACAGTCCTACTTTGGTGACTCCCACATTGGGAACTCCCGCTTCTGCTACTTTGACAAACGCCACAGGATTACCGATCTCTACTGGCGTGAGTGGTTTGGGTACTGGTGTTGCTACTTTCTTGGCTACACCTTCATCTGCTAACTTGGCTTCTGCCGTATCTGATGAAACAGGTTCAGGTGCTTTGGTATTTGCCAATAGTCCAACCTTGGTTACTCCTGCTCTTGGAACGCCATCTAGCGGTACTTTGACTAACGCTACTGGTTTGCCTATCAGCACAGGTGTTTCAGGTCTTGGAACAGGCGTAGCAACATTCCTAGCTACTCCATCAAGTGCAAACCTTATCTCTGCTGTAACAGATGAAACTGGAACAGGATCATTGGTCTTTGCAACATCTCCTACATTGGTAACACCTGCTTTGGGTACGCCTTCTAGCGCAACACTAACAAACGCTACAGGTCTTCCAATTGCCACAGGTGTATCTGGTTTAGGTACTGGCGTTGCTACATTCTTGGCCACTCCATCAAGTGCTAACTTGGCTGCTGCCTTAACAGACGAAACTGGAACAGGCTCTGCTGTATTTGCAACAAGTCCAACATTGGTTACGCCAGTTTTGGGAACGCCAACATCCGTGACCTTAACTAATGCGACTGGTCTGCCATTAAGCACAGGCGTGACAGGTAATTTACCAGTTACAAATCTGAACTCTGGTACTGGCGCAACATCTAGCACATTCTGGCGTGGTGATGGAACATGGGCAGCTGCTGGTGGTTCAAGCCAATGGACAACTAGTGGTTCTGATATTTATTACACAACTGGTCAAGTCTGGATAAATAAAACAACAAATGTTTCAGGGGCAAGACTTCAAACACAAGGCGCAACTGATACTGCATTTACTGCGTTTTCCGTCAATGCCACAACTAATGATGGATACATGGGCATCGGGTATAGCAGTTCTGGAAGCGTGTGGCAAATATGGCCGACTTATAACGCTACTGCTGGATACAAGCCACTTGCATTTGTGGTTGGTGGAAGCGAAGTGGCTCGATTCCCGACTGCAAGTGGCTTCCAATGCGTCAACAGTATTTCTGTCGGTAACGCCACTCCAACGACAAGCGGTGCAGGCATCACATTTCCCGCAACTCAATCAGCATCATCAAACGCTAATACGCTAGATGATTATGAAGAAGGTACTTGGACGCCAACATCTGCAAATGTCACCTTTTCAAGCGCAACTGGGTATTACACAAAAATTGGTAGGGTTGTTCAATTTGCTTGTTGGATTACGTTCCCGTCAACGGCAGACGCAAATTCCGCAGTGATTGGCGGGTTGCCGTTTACTTGTGCAAATGCCGATGCTGCTAGAGCGGGGGCCGCAATTTCATATTGCGAATATACAACCGCAGTTACTGCTGGTGTAAACAAAAATAGCACCAATATATTTATATATAAATTTGGTGGAGCCACGCCAACCAACGCTGACTTCTCATTAAAAATAGTCGCTATTGGTGGAACGTATGTTGTTTAATTAACTTGGTTGGATTACCAAGTCGGACACTTAACTTAAAAGGAAAATCATGTCACTTACCAAAGAAACAGTAGTAGACCAAATCACAGTAACCGAGAACGGCATCGTTCTTTATCGTGAAGCAACACGCATCATAGAAGATGGCAACCAAATTAGCCAAACTTATCGCCGCACAAGCCTCACACCCGCACAAGACTTGACAAACGTTCCAGCCAATGTCGTTGCAATCTGCAATGTGGCTTGGACTGCTGAAGTAGTTGCGGTTTATCAAGCGGCACAGGCAGCGGCTGAAGCAGCACGAAATACTGGCTCTTAAAGGAATAAATCATGGCCGTAACAAGTCAACAAATTGTAGATTTTCTGGTTGCTAATCCAGGAATGAGTGATGCCGATATTGTTGCGGCTATGGAGACTTATGGTGTTTCTCCTGCTCAAATGGCGAGTGCTGTTGGTTTGTCAGAGGGGGAGGTAGCTTCTCGTGTAGCGGCTACTGTACCACCAGGTCAAACAATCACTTTGGGTGACACAATTGTTCAACCACAATATCAAATTATTGGTTCTGGTGAAGATCAGCAAATTGGTGGTTTAGAAAATGTCTATACCTATAAAGTTAGCGAAAACCAAGTTGGCGGTGGATATAACCAATATAGCGGTACTGGCGAACTTGAGCGAACTGGTACTCAACAAAAAGTTGATAGTGGTTTAGGAGAATTTGCTTTAGGAGCTGCCGCTTTATTTGGAGCGCCATATCTTCTTGAAACTCTTGGTGGTGGAGCAGCTGCCGCAGGTACAGCAGGTACTGTTGGCTCAACAGGATTAACTGTTGCTGAACTTGCTCAACTCGATCTAGCATTAGGTGGGGCGGGTGGTACAGCAGGAGCAGAGGCATTGGCTTCTGCTTTGACAACTGGTGCAGGTGTTGGAACACTTACAAACCTTACTGGCGGTGGAACTGGTGGAGCTGTAACTGATGGCACAGGCTTGCTAACATCAGGCACTACTGATGTTACTGGAATGGGTGGCGGTACAGGATTGACTGTTGCAGGAGCAGGCGGTCTTGGTGGTGCTACTGGTGCTGCAGGTCTTGAAGGTGCTTTAGGTACTGGTCTTTCAACAGGCGCAGGCAGTTTGACTGGTGCGGCAGGACTTGGTGATGCTTTAGGTACTGGACTAATTGTTGATGGTGGATTAACAGGTACTGGAGTATTGACTGGATCAACTCTAGGTACAAGTTTGCTAGGAACTGGTACTGGCGCTTTGACAGGAACTGGCGTTCTTACTGGTTCTGATCTTGGCACTACTTTGTTGGGTACTGGCACAGGAACTGGTGTTACTGGTGCTTTAACAACAGGTGTTGGTACAGGAACTTTAGGTACTGGTGCATTGACTACAGGCGTAGGAACAGGAGTTGGAACTGGTCTTACAGGCGTTACAACAGGAGTTGGAACAGGTGTAGGTACAGGTGTTGGTTCAACACTTGGCACAGGATTAACTAATGCCGCAACAACTGGTTTAACTGCCGCACAAATTGGTGCTTTGTTATCAGGCGCTTTGACTACAGGTTCAGGTCTTCTCCAACAACAAACATCTCGTGAAGCGGCTATTCGTGCGCAACAGATGATTGATGCTGAAACTGCTGCTGCTAAACAAGCGGCTCAGTTCCGTCCTGTTGGCATGACTACACGTTTTGGCACTTCACAGTTCACAGTTGATCCTAGAACTGGTCAATTGACAAGCGCAGGATACACATTAACTCCTGAAGCTAAAAATGCTCAAGACCGATTGGTTAAATTGGCTGAACAAGGTTTGGTGCAAGCAGAAGGCGCTCAAGCTCAGTTTGCTCCTTTGCAGACAGGTGCGCAGAGTCTGTTTAATCTTGGCAACAAATATCTTGCTCAAACACCAGAGGATGTAGCAAAGAATTATCTTGCTCAACAATTGGCTTTGTTGCAACCTGGTCGTGAGTTGGAATTGGCTAACTTGCAAGCAAAACTGCAACAACAAGGCCGTGGTGGTCTTTCTGTTGCTCAAGGTGGCACTTATGGCGCTACAACTCCTGAACTTCAGGCTTTGTATAACGCTCGTGCAATGCAAGAGGCTCAATTGGCGGCTCAAGCTCAACAAGCTGGTCAACAACAAGTTGCATTCGGTGCTGGATTGCTTGGTCAAGGCGCTCAAACAATGGGTCAGTACTATGGTGGTCAGCAAGCCGCTTACCAACCCTATACAACTGCTCTTGGTCAGGTTCAAGGTTTAGAGGCTGCGGCACAACAACCTTTGACTATGAGTGCGGCTCTTGCTCAACAAGCGGCTCAAGCAGGCGCTAATGTGGGTCGTTTAGGCTTATCAGGTGCTGAGTTTAGTACTCGTTTGGCTACTGGTAATGCGGCAACAACTAACCCTTATGCAACATTATTAGGTGGACTAGGTGCTTCTCCTGCATTTGGACAAGCATTTGGCGGCTTATTCTCTTAAGGATTCATCATGGCAGATATCGTAGGAAGTCTTTTCGGAATCACCCCACAAATGTTTGGGGAACAACAGAGAATGAGTGCTTTGGATGAGGGTATTGCCCTTGCTCAACTAGACCCTGCTTCTCGTGGTGCGGCATTGACTTATGGTGGTGCTAAAGGTCTTGGTACTGCCATTGGTGGTGCTTTTGGAGTAGAAGACCCACAACTGAAGATGATTAGCACTCGTAATGCTATTGCTCAACAGATTGACCAAACCGATCCTGAGTCTATTCTTAGAGGCGCTCAGATGCTTGCACAAGTTGGTGACCAACAAGGTGCTATGGCTTTGGCTCAGTATGCTCGTCAAGCTCAAGGTGAGTTGGCTCAAGTACAACAAAGAAGAGCAGCGGCACAAGCATCTTTGGCTCAAGCCACTCGTGAACGTCAACAAGCAACTCCTAACGACATTCAGATTGCTAATGAGATTGCTAGTTTGACAGATGCTCAAGATCAATTGCGTAGTCAACCCGCATCCCCAGAGCGTGATCGTGCAATGAACATGGTTACAACTCGTCTTACAGAGTTACAGCGTTTGACTACTAAAGCTGAAAAAGATTTGCGCTTTGGTACTGATAGAGAATCTGTATCTGCTGAACTGTATGACAGACCATTTGCTCAATTAAGCACAGCAGAAAGAGCTGTTGTTAATAAGCGTGTTGAAGAAGAACAAGGTAAAAAAGCCGCAGCAGGCGCTCCTAAACTCACTAATGTGATGCCTGGTCAAAAAGACTTAGCAGACATTCCTAAATTTAGGGCTGATCTTCAGAAAACTATTGCTCCACAGATTGAATCAGTTACAGCATCGGATCAAGCATTACAAGCAATTGATGATTCAATTAAATCAAATAACTTTGTTTCATTTAATGCGGCTCGTGTTCAATTGGCAAAAGCACTTGGTGATAGTCAACTAAGTCGTCGTGATGTTGAACAAGCAGGTGGTGATCCATCTTTGTTTGGCAAATTACTGGATACAACATCAACTCTTTTTACTGGCACTCCAACATTGGAAACCCAGAACCTTATCAAGAATACTTTGCAAGCAATTAGGAAGGTTTCTACAAATAAGGCAAACAGAGAGATTGAAGTTCAACGACAGATTGCTTATAGTACGCCAGGATATGACAAGGCTCGTGTAGATTTGGCGACTAAATTCCCAGAACTTGAAGCGGCAACCGCAGGTGGAACAACTGTAACTAGCGACCTAGCTGCACAAGCTCGTGCTTTGTTGAAACAACGCCAAGAAGGTAAAAAATGAGCAAATTAGACCTTACAGCCCTGTCAGACGCAGAACTTGAGGCTATTGCCTCTGGTAATATTGCTTCTCTTTCTGACCAAACCTTAAAGATGTTGGCGGGAGAAAAGCCTGAAGCGCCTGCAACTACTTCTGTGATGGCTGAGTCTGCACGAAAAGGCTTTGCAGGAACTGTTGGTACTGTTTCAGGTCTTTCAAACCTATTGTTTTCTGCATTAGAGCGTGGTGGCATCAATCCTCTGACAATGGGTATGAGAGCATCAGGCGGTACTGTTGCTCCTGCTCCTACTACTGGTGGTGTCGTAGAAACATTTAAAGCAGGTCGTCAGCCTGTTTACCAAGGAACAATGCAAGCCCTTGGCACTACTGGTGTTGAGCCACAAACAGGTTTCCAAAAGATTATTGGTCAAGGTACAGAGGCTGTTACTTCTCCAGAGAGTTATGTATTCCCTGCATTGGCGGCTACAAGGCGTATGGGTTTGTTTGGTCAAACCTTGATGCGTCCTGCTGAACAACAAGTTATTGGCTCTGCGGCAGAAGCGGGTGGCATGGCAGGTGAAGCGGCAGGCGAGAAGTTAGGTTCTGCAACTACTGGTCGTGTTGTCGGTAGTCTTTTTGGCGGTGGCGGTGGTGCTTACACCCTTGGAACTCTTCTGAAGTCTGGCCCTGTATTGAACAAAGGTTTTGATACTGCTCGTGCGCAATGGGCTAAAGTCCGTGGAACTGTTCCTGAAGACGAGTTGCTCAAGGATGTGGACAACCGAATTAGCAATATCTTTATTGCCGCAGGCGCTGCTGATCCTACATTCATGGATACGCTTACAAAAGCCGCTAAAGCACAACAGAGCGTTTCTCTGAAGACGCCAGGCGGTACACCAGTACAGATGCCAATTAGCTCTTTGTTGGCAGACAATCCTGTTATCAATAACTTCATCCAAAGTCTGTCTGCTAAAGACCCTGTGTTCCGAGCGCAGTATGGTAATCAGTTTGAACAAGCTAAACAGGCTTTGACAGCTAATCAGATTCGTTTGTTTGGCGACCCATCTAAAGTTAGTGTGAATGTTTCTCCACTTGATTTGGCTAAACCACAAGCTCGTAGAACTCGCACTATTGATGAGCAAATAGCAGATACTTATAAAGATGCAACGCTTGATCCTAATGTTTTTGGTCAGCGTGTTGCAACATTGGTTGCCGCTAAAGAAGATGCAGCATTAAAGTCAGTTAAGCCACTTTATACAGAAGCATTTGACATTGCCAAGCAAAAGAATGTTGAGTTGCCTGCTAATTCTGTTGACGACATCTACAACTTTGTTGCGGGTGAGCAAGCATCTGACATCTTCAAGACTTTCCCATCTATCTACAATCGTGTTCGTGCGAAATTCCGTCCTGCTGAAGTAGCGCCTAGCCCTATTTTGACCGCAGAAGGTCGCCCAATGACTGAAGGTGGAATCAAGTTTTCTGCCGCAACAGTAGAAGATTTGGACTCCCTAAAGCGTGAAATCAACAAACAATTGCGAAAAACAAGCGAACCCGCTGATATTCGACTGCTTTCGGAGTTGAAAGCACGAGTTGGCGGTCACATTGATAACCTTGATCCTGACTTTGTTCAGGCTTATCGCAATGCAGATGCTTCTTACTTCCAGAAGGTTGGTTTGCCATTCAATTCTGAAACATTGAAGGCTGTTGACCGCAAGAAGTTTGTTGAGCAAATTGCACCCGCAATTATTGGTAATAAATCTAATGTTGATGACTTTATCAAGGCTACAGGCGAAGATGGTGTTCGTGTGGCACGAGATGCCTTCTACGACAGCTTTAGTCGTGCGGCTTTGAAGAACGATGTCCTAGACCCTAAAGCGGCTAACAAATGGCTTGCTAAGAATCAAGGTGGCGTGTCTTTAGTGCCAGGCTTAGAGGATGAGCTTCGTGCGGCTTCAAACAATGTGTCTGCTTTGTTGGCAGAGAGAAATCGTTTGGATGCGGCATTTAAGAAGGTTGCTGGCGACCAAATCGTAAGTTCTAGTGGCTTTAGAAACCCTCAAGAGTTGGTTTCTAAGATGTATAGCGATGTGAACTTCACCAACAAGTTTATGCAACAGTATGGAGCGAATAAGGATGCAGTAAATGCGGCTCGTTCGTTCATGTTGGATGACATTGTTCGTGCGGGTGATCCAGTTGCAACATTGAATGACAGAACTAAAGCGGCTGTGTTTAACAGGGTGTTTGGCCCAACATACGCACAAAAGGTTCAAGACTTTGCTTTGGTTTCTGAGCGACTGAATAAAGACCTGACCAATGTGCCGTTCAAGGGTGAAACAGTACCTAAAACGCCTATTGAGCAGTTAACAGGCATTCCTCCTGAGCAAATTATTTCTCGCATCTATAACCCTGTTTCTGGCCCTGTATATGCCATCACTTCGTTGATGAGTAAGTTCTGGGCAAGAAAAGCCTCTGACATGACAGAAGAGAAGTTAAAGGCTTTGCTTTTGAACCCTACTGATGCGGCTAAAGTGTTCCAAGCTGTTCAAACAAAGGCAGGAAACTTTGATCAACAAAAGATTCAGGATGCTATTTCTGTTGGCAGAAAGTATGGCATTCAATGGGTTGCAGATGCTATGCAAGACTTTGCTACTGGCGCTGCTCGTGGTGGCGTTCAGTCAATGACTGAAGAATAATGATTGACTGGATTGAAGCAGTTATTGCGGCAGTCCTTGTCACTTGTTTTGTCATTTTTTGTAGTTATATTGTTATCTGGTGTTTTCCGTGATCGCCTGTGGGCGGCAACCATAGAGTACCGATGTATTAAATGGACTTGGGTTGGAGATGTGTATAACCGAAGGGTTATCTGTCTCAAATGGGAGAGAAAGAAATGATACCAATTGATCCGATGGCGGCTCTCGATGGCTTACAAAAAGCTATTGGGATGGTCAAAAAGGCTAGTAAGGTAGCCAATGATTTAGGTGGTCTAGCTCCGATGCTAGGCCAGATGTTCAATGCCAAGAGTCAAGCTACCAAGGCCATGCTTCAAGCCAAGCGTGAGAAGACTGGTAGCAACATGGGTACAGCACTTCAGATTGAGATGGCTCTAGAGCAAGCTAGAGCATTTGAAGAAGAATTGAAGATGTTGTTCATGCAGACAGGCAAGATTGATGTCTGGAACAAGATTAAGGCTCGTCAGGCTGAGATGGATCGTGATGATGCAAAAGAGATTGCAGCATTAAAAGCCGAGGAAAAAAAACTCAAGCAACAGGAACAAGAGCAAATGGAAATGGCTATGTTGATTGGCGGGATAGCGTTCGTTCTACTTCTCGTTTGTATCGGCATAAACGAAATGATTGATTTTTGTGCAACTACCAAGCGGTGTGGGCGGTGAACCAATATCAAAAGGACTTTGATTTAGCACTCCGAATCATTGTTTATGGTTTGGTGGCTCTATGGTTTCTTGGGTTTTTAAAGTTCCTTCCTGATGATTTGTCGGACAAGATTGTTAATCTTTTGCTTGGAAAGATTGGGCTTGGCAAATGAAAATCTCTAGTTACAAAAGCAATGCACAAATGTTGAGAGAGCAACAAATGGTTCTTCATCAACAAAATATGAAGCAATTGGAACGACTCAATCGTCAAGCAGACCAACAACAAAAGCTACAAGAGGTTAAGACTCATTGGGTTAAGGTTAATCAAGTGGATGTTATGGCATGAGATATTTACTCTTAATACTTTTGTTAACTGGTTGTGAAGACAGATATCGCTATTTTTGCCAGAACCCTGATAATTTTCATGCCGAACAATGTCAGAAACCTAAGTGCTTGTTCACTCAACAATGTCCTGAGTACTTAGTAGCCCCTATTCTTGAGAAAAAGGTAAACGATGTCCAACAACCAGAAGCCAAACCTAACAACTGAAGAGTTCGAAGTCCGAGTTTGGGGCTTTGTTGTGGTCGTTGTGACCTGTATTCTTTGCTTCATTGTTATTGCACTTCTGTACTCTGTCACTTTTGTTACTCAACCTATCAAAAGTATGGCTCCGATTGACCAAGCCTACACAAAGATGCTGAACGACATTGTTCTGCTTATCGTTGGCGGTATTGGTGGCGTGATGACCAAGAGAGCGGCTGGAGCAGCGGCAAAGGCTTTTGGAGCGCCTCAACCTCCAATGCAACCAATGTGTCAACCAATGGGTTTTAACGGCTCTATGGGCGGTTTTAATCAATCCTACGCGCCTCCGCAATCTGCGTATGGTTTGCCAAGCCAACCTTTCGGTGCAATGCCTGTTTGGAAGAACCCTGAGTTGGATGAGAGTTGGACACCTGGCCCTCCACCAACTACTCCACCAGACCATTTGGAAGACGATGAAGAGCGTGTTGAGTTGGCTAAAGCTCGTGAGGAGGCAGAATAATGCTACCTATACCTTTACCTTGGCTAATCGTAGGTGTTTTGATATCTCTCTTTGGTACATACCGAGTAGGACATCACTATGGGTGGTTAGAGCGTGATAACGACATGAAGATCGCTATTGCCAAAAAGAATGAGGAGGCTAGGGAGTTAGAGAAAAACATGACTTCTAAGCTGACAGACAATGAATCCAAACTGAGAAAGGCACAAGATGAAATTGCTAAAAAACAGTCTGCTATGCACGAGCTTGCTAGGACTGGTAGGTTGCGCCTCCCAACCGCAAGTTGTCCACAAGCCAGCACAAATACCGCCACTCCCACAAGAGATATCGATCCCCCTCAATCCGAACTTGAGCGACAGACTATTGAAGCTCTTATCGACATCGCAGCAGAAGGAGACAAAGCCATCACCAAGCTCAACTCCTGTGTTGCCGCCTACAACGAAGTGAGGAATCTTGTAAATGGTCAATAAAGAACAACTGGAGAAGCTCCATATTGATCCAGTATGGGAAGGCGCTCTCAACACGACATTTGATCGGTTTGACATTTCTACACCGCTTCGTATGGCTGCTTTCATTGGTCAAGCAGGGCATGAAAGTGGCAACTTCAGAATGCTGGAAGAGAACTTAAATTATCGTGCCGAAACCTTGATGAAGGTCTGGCCTAAGCGTTTCCCAACATTAGAGTTTGCCAAACAATACGAAAAGAACCCTAAAAAAATAGCTAATTCTGTTTATGCAAACCGCATGGGCAACAGAGATGAGGCTTCTGGTGATGGATTTCGTTTCAAGGGAAGAGGACTTTTCCAGCTTACTGGTCATGCAGGGTATTTCCATGCAGGTCAAGCCTTGGGTGAAGACTTCGTGATGCAGCCTGAGTTAGTAGCTACTCCCATGTATGCGGCTCTCACAGCGGGATGGTTTTGGAACACCCATAAACTGAACCAATTTGCTGATAACAGAGATTGGAAGACGATGACTAAAAAGATAAATGGTGGTTTTATTGGCTTGGCAGACAGAGAAAAGCATATAAATCACGCACTTGCAGTACTTACTTAAATTATTTTGTCATAAAAGCACACTAAGGTTGTAGGATGCCCAACATTCCCACGCCCCACGATGCCGAACTTTTTGCCCAAAGCATTAAGAAATGGCAACAAACTCTAAGTCTTGGAGACTGGAGAATTGAGAGAGGATCGAAGCCAGCCAAGGGTGCTATGGCTTCTGTGGAGTTTAACGATACTGCTAGGTTAGCAACCTATCGTTTAGGGGATTTTGGCTCAGAGAAGATCACGCCAAAGTCTTTGGATCAGACTGCTTTACACGAGTTACTTCATGTGTTCTTGCATGACCTAATGACTGTAGCGCAAGACCCTAAATCTTCTACTGAAGAGGTAGAAATGCAAGAGCATAGGGTTATCAATTTGTTAGAAAACCTATTGACCAAGGATTCCAATGGGCGCACATAACCAGACTTGCACAGACGTTGAGTTTATCAAACTGTGGGGTGAACTTAAATCAGCAGCGAAAATTGCCGAACACCTTGATATTGCATTAAGAGCAGTTTATCAGCGTAGACGTTGGATAGAGGAAACATACAAGATTAAGTTAGGTGCTGATGACCATAGGGGTGCTAAATACGACGCTAGCAGACCAAAATCCTATTCTCCTTTAAAGCAGATAAACCTCGGCATAGAGGACGGAGTGGTCTTAGTGTTCTCTGATGCTCACTTCATACCTGGTCAACGTTCTACAGCCTTTAAAGGGCTTCTATGGGCTATCCAAGAGTTCAAGCCTAAAG